TCGGGGCCGCTCACCAGTTGTGGACGATGGGCGTCCCGTCCAACCAGGCGACACAGGCGGTAGGGCTGACCATTGGCGACATCCCCGGCGGTGACGTGGCCTACATCCCGCTGAGCCTGGTCCCGGTGGGATCGCGTGAGACGGCAATTCAGCAGGAAGAACCGGCAGACGTGACGGCCACGGACGATGACCGGGAGGAAATGAGCCGGGCCAAGGGGCTGCCGGAGATGTTGGCCGGCGATCTCCCAGAGCCCAAACAATTGCCGACAGGGCGCCGACTGACTGAGCCGCAAAAGGACATCCTGTGGAAACAGATTGACGGTATCGCCGTCAGTTGGGAGGAGCGTTACCAGGAGGCTGTAGAGCGTGCGATGCGCAAGGACTTGCGTGCGCTTTTGGCTATGGCGAACGAGGCCAAAAAGAAGGCGCTCGAGTTGAAACAGTCCATCAACTGGACGCAGATCGCGCTCGACTGGGATGCGTATTGGCGGGACCAAGCGCCGAAAAACTGGCGGGATGAATTCTTTGCCGTGCTACGCGGGACAATGACCGACACAGCCGAGGAACTAAATGCCGAGTTCGGGTTCTCATTCGACGTGGACACGATCGCGGCGCAGGAATGGTTCAGGCAGTACGCACTCACGTTTGCACAGGAGCCGCTACAGACGACAGCGGACAATATGAAGCTGCTGATTGAGCAGGGACAGGCAGAGGGCTGGACGATCGATGAACTGAGGCGGCAGCTTGACGTGACGTTTGAGCGCTACCTTGATCCCGACTTTGACATCGACGGGACCAGGCTGACCGACCAGGAAAAGCAGTGGTTTATCGACCGGTCGCCGCGGTATCGGAAAGAGGCGATTGCACGCACGGAGACGATCCGGGCCAGCAATGCCGGGGCAATGGAGACCTACAAGGCCTGGGGCGTCGTCGAGATGAAGGAGTGGCTTGACTCAAAGGACAACCGTGTGCGTGACTGCCATAAGACCGGGGGCGGCAAGTTCCTAGCAGGTGGCACACCGTCCATTGTCCCGGTTGATGAGCCTTTCATCGTGTGCGGGGAGCCGATGATGTACCCGACTGATGGCAGTATGGGGGCGAGCGCGGAAAATATAGTCAATTGCAGATGTGTCCCATCTCCTGTAATAATGGAAGGGCTAGAATGAGCACAACCGTCGAGGTGATTGAACTCAAGGGGGCGGTGTTCTGCCCAAGGTGTGAAGCCCGGACTCCCTATGATCTGAATGGTCGCCCGCCAAACTCCAAGGCGGTTGTGACCTGCACGTGTGGGCTGACGATCTATGTCAGCCGTGTGGCGATGCGGTCCTCGTTGGGGCCGAGTGAGACGAAATGAGCGACACGAAGTTTCTAGGTTTAGTGCGGAGAGTGAGGCAGAGGATGGCGGTTGCAAATCCACCCCAAAAGCAGTCTAGGCCAAAGAGTCCTCCATATCTACCGCCCAAAATTCGTTACCGTGATGTGGGAGACGGCACACACGCTCTAGTGGTTCCTGTCTATGATCTGGGTGAGAATGTATCTGTAGAGCCCATCGGGACGCACGCGCACAATCCGTTCACAGATCCTACCATTCCGATGGCAAGACGAGAGCGCATATTGTCTGAGTCCACCTGCTGGTTTTGTGGGCGTGTTGATTTTGGTGCGTGGAGTCAGTGTAACGGTTGCGGAGCGCCACGGAGAACCCTGAATGCCAACCCCTGACCCCGGCGAGAGCAGAGACGATTTTGTAGCACGGTGCATTCCCGAAGTGCTGGAGGATGGCACGGCGGAGGACGGCCAGCAAGCGGTCGCGGTATGCAATAGCCTGTATGAGCAGGCAAATGAGGCAACGATGAACAAGCAAGTAGACTATAAGGCACTCCCGGGATTTGAGACAAAGACGATCCCGACATTCGTCAAAGAGGTTGATGAGGCGCGCGGGATTGTCGAGCACATCGTTAGCGTGTTCGGAATCATTGACGACGGGCGTGACATCGTGATGCCGGGTAGTTTTGCCAAGACGATCGCAGAGCACGGATCGCGGGTGCGCGTGCTGGATCAGCACAACTACCGCAGCGCGCTGGACGTGGTTGGCAGGCCGCTAAGCCTCCGTGAGATTGGGCGCGATGAATTGCCCCTTGAGGTGACGGCACGCTACCCAGAGGCGACCGGGGGACTGCTGGCAACAACGCAGTACGCGCTTGATACTGATAACGGGCGCAATATGTTCAATCTCGTTGCCGGCAACTTTCTCCCCGAGACATCCATCGGCTATGATGCGCTGGACACTGAGGAGGAGTTCCGAGAGATCGACGGCGAAAAGGTAGCAGTACGGCTGCTCAAGACGATCCGCCTCTGGGAATACAGCAATGTGATCTGGGGGATGAACCCGGCGACCTCTGTTGTCAGTGCAAAGGCCACCGATCCCGACACGACAGCCCCCACAGACGACGCAGAGCAGAAAGTGGTCTCTGGGGCGACCGATCTACCCATTGCTGACAGAGATCGCGCCTGGGACAGTGCAGAGGCGATACAGGGCATCCGGCGCGTGACGGGTTCAGATGAGGAGCCCAGCGACAGCTACAAGGACGGCTTTTTCTGGTACGATGGGGAAGCGCCCGAGATGTTTGGATCATACAAGCTGGCCTTTGCCGACGATGTGGGCGGCGAGTTGACGGCGATCCCGCGTGGGATCTTTGCGGTCGCGGCTGTGCTCGAAGGCGCAAGGGGCGGGGTGGACATTCCCGAAGCAGACCAGGAGCAGATCAGGCGGCGCGTCTCTCGCTACTATGCCCGGATGCGTGAACAGTTTGACGATGACAACATCGTGCCGCCGTGGGAGAAAGCGAAAGCGGCGAAAGAACTAGGATCAGACGGTCGTCCTATTCGGCGGCTAGGTGATACGTTGACTGGCCTGATTCATCGTGTCTTTACTATGTTCGCAGACGATATGATCATTGCCGGATTTTTGACGCAAGAGCAAAGAATAGGATTGTCCGCAGCGATAGGAGACGCATTAGACGCGCTTAACTCTGGAATGCCCGAGGGGGTAGCTGATATTCGTCTGGATTCAATGACTGATGAACCAATGGCGCGGATGGGACGGTTGCTAAACAGCGAAGCCAAAGTAGGCCGTGCAATCAGCGCCGCACGAATGGAGCGTATCCGTGGAGCGATCAACAATGTACAAGCGGCACTGTCCGACCTCGAAGCGATGTTGGCAGAGGTTGAACCGGTTGCCGAGGACGCAGACAAGCAAATGGCTGCACCCCAGGAAGGGGCCGCAGATGACAGCGACGTGGACGAGGCCGGGCCGGTTGAACCACCCACCTCCGAGGCGGATAGGCTGAGAACACTACAGCTATTCAAACTCAAAGCACAACAGTATCCATCTTTGGAGGTTTAGAATGAGCACTATGTTGAACGACCAGCAAAAAGCGCTCCGAGAGGAGCAACTGAAACTGATCCACGACGCCGAAGAGATCATGGGCAACAAGGCCGCGACCGCTGAGGACAAGGAAAAGTTGGACCGGATGTTTGAGCGTATGGCCGAGGTCAACAGCGACCTCGAAAAGTACGCCAAGCTGACGGAATCCAAGACCGCCGTTGCTCAGTACTCGGATCGGCAGGGCTACGACCCAAAGACGCCGAACCAGGCCGAGTTCAAGAATTTGGGCGAGTTCCTGCAAGCGGTGTATGTCGCATCGTTCAAGGGGATGTTGCATCCCGGTCTCAAGATCCACAGCGACCCGAACGAGCCGGATACCGGAAAGGCCCTGAATAACGGCTGGCTTGAAGCCAAGGATCTGGTTGAGGCTATCGGCGCGTCTGGTGGCTATCTTGTGCCGAACGAGCAGAGCACGCAGCTTCTAGCGGTCCCCGGCACACCGAACGTGGTTCGCCAGCGGGCGACCGTGATCCCGATGCGCAGCCGTGCGATCCAGTTCCCGGTGCTTGACCAGACCGGGACCACATCCGGCCAGCCCAACTGGTTTGGCGGGATGATCGCGCAGTGGACCGAGGAAGCCACGGAAAAGAACGAGTCAGAGCCCAGCTTCCGGCAGAAATTGCTTGTCGCCTACAAGCTGGCGATCTACACCGAGGCCAGCGATGAGCTTTTGGGCGACAGCATCATCAGCCTGGAGGCGCTGCTTTCGTCCCTGTTCCAGCAGACCACCGACTGGTACGAGGAGGAGGCATTCATCAACGGCACCGGAGCAGGCCAGCCCCTGGGCGTGGTCAACGCTGCGGCACTGAATGCCCCGACCCTTGTCGTGGCACCCCAGGCGGCAAATGCGGTCTCTGTGACCGACTTTGCCAATATGCTCGAGGCGTTTATGGGCGTGGATCCGGTTTGGATGATCTCCCGTCAGTGGATGAACAACATCATCGAGATCGCCGGACCTGCGGCTAACCCGTCCTACGTGTTCATCGACAACGTGCGCGAGAGCATCCCGCAGTTCCTCTTTGGATACCCGATTGTATGGTCTGAGCATATGCCGCTTCCGGGCGTCACGGGCTCGATCCTGTTGGCTGACTGGTCCAAGTACCTGATCGGCGACCGCCAGGCGACCACGATCGACGCATCCAAGCACTACCAGTTCCGACGGGACGTGACCGCGTGGCGCTCCGTGCATCGCGTTGGCGGTAACCCGTGGATGTCCGCACCGTTTACGTACAGCGACGGTTCTACTCAAGTTTCGCCTTTCGTGGTTTTGGGTGACACTGTAGCCACCTAAACTGATCAACGATAACATAGGGGGACCACGGTCCCCCTACTGAGGAGGCATCACAAGATGGAATTTACACGAGCACCATACGAGTACATGGACCCGCTGTTGCACGAGCCCGCCGATGCGTTTGGCGCCGCCGCGTATGTTTCAGCGTGGGTGAATGTCGGGCGGTACCACCGCGAGGCGCTGGTTCTCTCTGTGGGCGATATGGCACAGGGCGCAACGCTTGACGCGGAATTGTGGGAAGCGTCGGACGCGGCAGGCACCGGGGCGGCACTGATCGCCGGCAAAGCGATCACGCAGCTCACCCAGGCTGGCGGTGACGGCGACGAGTGCCCCATCATCAGCCTGCGCAACGAAGAACTGACGCCGGGCAATGCCTACGTCCAGGTCCGGTTCACCGTTGCCAACGCACAGGTCGAACTCGCCTACTTCCTGTTCGGACTGGTTGCCGACTACGAGCCGGTCCCGACTACGCGCTGGGGTGAGATCGTACCGTAGCACAGCAGCAACAGTACAGTGAGGGGGTAGCAATGCCCCCTCATTCTGAAAGGTCGGACATGGGCAAAGTTTGGGTCAGGCTGCTAACGTCAAAGACGTTGCCAGACGATCACAACCATATGCAGCGGTATCTCGCTGGTGAGTGGGTCGCGGTCAAAAAGCAGACGGCGCGCCTGTGGGTGGCTAGCGGTCAGGCTGAGATCCTACGCAGCGACATCCGGGCCAAGGTGGTCTCCCTGGCCTCGTGCGGGGTGGTCATCACCGGAGGCGATGTGGGGGCTGGGCAAGAGTTGATCACCTCGCGTTTTGGGGATCAACTTGACGTACAGACTGGGCCTCCATCGCTCCCCTACCCACAGACGCTACTCTGGGACGTAGGGACGCCGCTGCGCACTGAGTTGATGATGGTCGGCTTTCATCGGCTGACGTCTGGCTGGCAGGTCGCCGCGCCACTGTGGCGCTACCGCAAACTCGCTAGCGGCATAGGGACCCCAGAGGATCAGGAACTAACGAGGGAGGTGATCCACGATCTCCGCGTGCCGGTCTATGAGTCAGGGCTGGTGTACGTGCGCCGGTGCCCACAGACGCAAGACCTGATCGATGCGTGGATGGCAGAGCGTGAACGGGGAAAGAGTGACAAGCTGGCCTTTATGCGCGCGCTATACCAGACCAAGCCGATCATTTGCGCGCTACCGGTGACGTGGATAGCGGGGGAGGGACACCCGTGACCCGAGGCGTCTGCTACGTCGCCATTGGGCGCAAGGCGGTAGAAGCCTACGAGGGCGCGCGTGTACGCCTGGGTGAATACACCGATCTCGAGACTGACCTGATGGACCTGGACCGGTCGCAGGGACTAGCCGACAACCCGCGAGGGATGAACAGCGTCCAGATGTCCCGCTGGGCAAAGACGAACCTTGACCAGTGGAGCCCCTACGATGACACGCTCTACATGGACGCCGACACGCACACGCAGCACTCAGATGTAGAGGTCGGGTTCAAGATGCTTGAGGACGGGTGGGATATGGTCATCGTCCCCAGCGAGAAGCAGGGACGTGACTGGCTGTGGCACTGCGATGACCGCGACCGGACGGCGACGCTTGACGAGGTTGGAACATCGCTGCAGCTACAGGCGGGCGTGTTCTGGTTTCGCAAGTCTGAGCAAGTGGCGCGATTCTTTGAGGCGTGGCGCGATGAGTGGCTACGGTTCAAGAATCAGGATCAGGGGGCACTACTGCGGGCGCTGAACAGAGTACCGGTCAAAATCTGGCTGCTGGGCTATCCCTGGAATGGCGGCGCGGTTGTGGCCCATAACTACGGAACAGCGAGGGACAACTAGTTGAACATCCATATCGTGTGCCGGAATTGGAGAGATGACCGCGTGTTGCCGCGATTTGTCCGCTATCTCGTGCAGCACAACGGGTGGACTGTGAGCGACACGCCAAACCCGCAGGCAGACCTAAACTACATGGTCGCCTACTTTGAGCACCACAAGTTCGCCGGGTTCCGCGAGACGCCGGTAGCAACCTACCTGACGCACCTAGAGGACGATCCGAATAGTGGCAAGGTCAAGGCATTCCACAGATCGGCACAGACAGCCGACATCCGCGTATGTATGAATGAGATGTACCGGGCACAAGTAGAGAAGCGCCACGGGACAACGTTGCGGTTCCCGCTACCGCTGGAAGGGGAGAGGTTCACGATTAGCGCAGGCCGCAAAACGGGCGGCACTCCCGTGGTTGGGTTCTCGGGCTACCTGTACAAGAGTGGGCGCAAGGGCGAGCATCTAGCCAAGCGCCTCGTGCGCAAGTTCGCAGATCGCGCCACATTCAAGGCGTCGGGGCGCGGGTGGCCGTGTCCTACAAAGATGTACCGGTGGGACGATATGCCCAAATTCTACCAGTCGCTTGACGTGTTCGTGTGTACGTCGTCCGTCGAGGGCGGCCCGATGACGACGCTTGAGGCGATGAGCTGCGGCGTGTCGGTGGTCATCCCTCGCGGCGTGGGCCTGCACGATGAACTACCGGACACGCACGGGATCTACCGCTACGACAAGGGCGATGCACGCGGGCTAGAACAGGCGCTCAAGACCGCGCTTGACGAACTGGGCACCGTGGACCGAAAGGCGCTGCGGACAGCGACCAAACCGCATAGTGTGGCGGCGTGGTGTGATGCCAACGATGCCGCGTTCGCCGAGTTCCTGGGCAAGCACACACCGGAGCACGAAGCCAAGACCTACAACAAGCCGAAGATCAAGCCGATCGAATTGGTGGATGGTGAGTATGGGATCTACTGTGTCGCGTTTGGCCTACCGGCGCGGATGTGTGCCAAGCGGCTGGTGGACACGATACACGCCAATATGCCAGGCGTACCGGTCGCCGTCGTCAGTGACAAGCCACTGGGCAACGAGGACATCCCGATCCAGTTCCGCGATGCTGACATTGGTGGGCGCATTGCCAAGTTGAGCGTGTACGACCTGGCACCGCAAGAGTGGAAATCCATTCTCTACCTGGACGCCGATATTGAGGTCACCAAAGATGATCCGCGTGTGTATTTTGACTGGCTGGCTGACGGGTGGGAGTTCGTGATCTGCAAGGACGCGCATCTGAAAGACACAATGAAGGACTTTCAGCGGCGCAACAACACCGAGGAGTACACGCGGACGATCAACCAACTCGGGACCACCGAGGCGCTGCAGATCAACGGCGGCGTGTGGGGGTTCCGGCGGTGCAAGCGGACAAAGGCATTTTTCAAGCGGTGGCTTGACGAGTGGAACGTCCACAAGGGGCGCGACCAGGGGGCGTTCATCCGGGCGATGTACACGGAGCCGCTGCGTGTGCTGTGGCTGTGCAACGAGTGGAACACGCTCATTACCTGGAAGGGGCAACAGTACCCGCCGGGGATCAAGGGGAGTGCCGGTGTGCTGCATTTCGTTGGGCGCGCGCGCCGATGGGAAGGACAGGTGCCCACAGGGAAGGGGTTGACTGACCCCGAGGCGTGGGCGATGGTGGACAAGTTTCTTGCCGCACATCCGACGGGAAGGGCGAAGCGATGAGCCGTCCCCCGTTCACATTCCGAGGCACCGAGTTCAAGCACTTTGACCACGCCTACAACAACGCATCCTTGAACCTGCGGAGCGTGGAGGTGCCCATTATCCGCCGCTACCTGGCAGACAAGCGGCGGCGCATACTCGAGATCGGGAACGTCTTGATGCATTATGGCCCGACCGATTGGCCGATCATCGACTTGACCGAAAAGGGCGAGCGGGTACACAACATAGACATAATGAAGCACGAACCAAAAGAACCCTACGACCTGATCGTGTCCATCTCGACGCTAGAGCACATCGGGCAAGGCAAGTACGCCAAGCGGACAAGGCCCGCCCCGCTCAAGCGCATCGTCGGGCACATCAAGGGGATGCTTGCCCCCGGTGGCGTGTTTGTGGCGACGGTCCCGGTCGGGTTCAACAAGATGGTAGACACGGCGATTCTAACCGGCGAGACGGGAGCCGATCACGTCTGGTATGTGCAGCGTGTAGATGGGACGAATGAATGGCAGGAATGCACCAAGGATGCCGCGCTGCAAACGCCGAAAGGACGCTGGGCAAATGCGGGGGCAGTGCTACAGTGCGGATGGTTCCCGTGGGACGTGCTGAACCTGGGTGCGGGCAACAAGATCGTGCCCTACGCTGTCAACCACGACCTGATCCAGCACAGGCGCGAGATCGATGTGTGTGCAGACCTGGACTATCCGTGGCCGTGGCGGCAGGATTCATTTGACAAGGTGATCGCGCTCTCTGTATTCGAGCACCTACAGCGGACATTGTACGACACGATGGACCAGGTGTGGCGCATCTTGAGGCCGGGCGGTGTGTGCCAGATCAAGCTCCCCTACTGGAAAAGCGAGAACGCGCACAACGATGCGACGCACCACTGGCCAGGCTTCGGCCTGGGGGTTCTGAACCATCTGGACCCGGCGACCAAGAGCGGGCGCGAGTACAGCTACTACACAGAGCACAAGTGGAAAATCATCAAGCGTCCGACATTGAACCGCTCAGAGACAAGTTTCGCCGCACTATTGAGGGTCAGGAAATGAAGCTAGAGAATGACGCGACGAAAAACCTGGCACGTCCTGCGGTTGTGATCGCCAGCGTCCGTTCTGGGGGCACCTACCTGGCGCACTGTCTGAGCAATCACCCGCAGGTCTTTTGTGACCGCGGCGAGTCGTTGCACCATAGCAGCGTGTGGCACCGGCATCTACAAACGGGCAATGGGCAACTGCTCTACTGCCTGCTGCATATGCAGGGCTATCACGTCAGTATGTGCAAATTGGTTTACAGTCAGGCATTCGTGGGGCAGGCGTGGAAGTACCTCAAGAAACACAAGCCGCCGGTGATTTGGTTGCGGCGGGAGAACGTGGTCCGGCAGTCGGTGAGTCTACTCATCAACCGGGCGGCGCGCGGGGGCAAGATCAGGCGACCACAGCATACGTTCAAAGACACGGGGCCGCTGACCATTGGACTGAGTGCAGATGCGATTTTGAAGCAGGCGCGGGGACTGAGGCAGAGAGATGCGCGCACGTCCCGCCTACTCGCCAATTTCCCGCGCGTGCTCAAACTGACGTATGCCGACATCACCGATAGCAAAAAGCCGGGCAAGGTGCCGGTCAGCGCGACACGCAAGATCGTTGAGTTTCTAGGGGTCCGCTATGAGCCGCTGCGGTGTGACCTGGTGCGCGTGAATCCACAGCCGTTGTCGGAACTGATCCGCGACTGGCCCACTGTCAGGGACAAGATTCGAGATTCAGAGTTCGCCGTGTACTTGGAGGACCATGATGGCTGATTTGGTGCTAACCCAGGGGCAGTCATTGCCGTCTGGGACACAAACCCGCTACAAGGACATGGGGGACGGCACGCACGCGATGGTGGTATCCATTGGCGCAGAATTGACGTCAGATGGCGAACTGTGGACCACGGTCACGGAACGCGAGAATGATGTATTTGCGGTGTACTCTGCCACGTTCAACTCAGACACCTATGTGATCCTGGTAGACCGGGACAATCCGCTATGGCCGCACCGCATCCAGGGGCAGGGCACAAGTCGGATGGACATCACATCCATCTATTATTCTCTTGATCTCGGCGCAAATACGCAGGGACAGCTATTACTCGGCGTGATTACGAGGATCAACGGGGCCAATGCAGATATTGACTACTTTGCCGGGTTGCCATTCATCAATGGGGCGACACAGGAAGATCGCGTCGAATCGCTGCGCGGTGTGCCCTCGCAGGTCAAGCTAGATTTGAACGGGAACAGTATGCTACACGGGATCTCGAATCTCGCAGAGACAAACGTGGCAGCCGTCAATACGGGGGCGAATCTAGACAGCCCTGCAGGTGCGGGGTCTGTGACGCCCGCGCGTGGCGATTTGATTATGAAATACGGACACACCGGCGGATCGGCAACTGTGTCGATCTTTGTATTCTATCACGGACATTAGGCTGTATGGCTGACATCGTGCTAACACAAGGGCAATCGGTGCCCGCGACAATGCAGACTAGATACCGCGATATGGGCGATGGGACATACGCCCGCGTGATCAGTTTCCGGGCAGGCAGCGGCGGCACAGACATCGTGCTCTCCCAAGGGCAGTCTATACCGTCCGCAATGCAAACAAGGTATCAGGATATGAGCGATGGGACACACGCGCTCGTGCTGACGAGGGGTTAAGATGGCAGACATTGTACTGAAGCAAGGCGAATCGGTCCCGTCCACGATGCAAACACGTTATCGGGACATGGGCGATGGGACGCACGCCGAGGTGGTCTATGACGCCTCGACTGGCGGTGACTTTCCGGGGTCGTTCTCTACTCTGACAGTCGGGGACGTCGCGGGCGGTGACTATACCGAGTTCGAAGCCGACGGGACAATGCAGGCGCATGGGGATGCGACCACCTGGCGCGATGAACTAGGGCCGCTTTTGGCCTCTCGCCTACAGTCTCCCGCGTCAGACATCGTGCAGAACTTGGCAGAGGGAAGCATCACTTTTGAGGACAGCGCACGCTACCCGACGGATTACGTGGTCTACAACGTCCAGGTGAACCACGATTGGCTTGTGCAGTCAGATGTAGAGTTTCACGTCCACTTGTGGCAAGCGAACGCAGAACAGCCCAATTTCTTGATCGGCTACCGCTGGCAGGTCAACGGGCAGGCAAAGACGGCAGCGTGGACCAATGTGCCGTTGTCAACGCCGATCTTTACCTATGCCGCCGGGACGTTGAACCAGATCCTGGATAGCGGAATGGCAATCACGCCGCCCGCAGCGGCAGAACTATCGGACATCGTGCAAATCCGGCTGTACCGGGACTATACCAACGCTTCGGGGCTGTTCTCCGGCGCGGAGACCTCCGGGCTAGACGTGGACGTGACAGCAGCGGATATGCACCGCCAGTCGGACACGATGGGATCTAGACAAGAGTACGTAAAGTAGGGCACGTGCTAACATTTCGAGGTAGTGGGCCAACTCAATACGATGACATCAGCGGGATGGTTGTGTGGAAGGGGCGTGGGGCTGCTGCTAACTGGTGGGACCCCAACAATGTCGGCTTGTCCGCTGTGGCTGCATACCGTGCGATCAACTCGGTTGGTACACCTTGGAGCGGGGGACCGACCGCATACGCGCAGACGCTTGTCAACCTCGTTACTCCCGGCGTCAATGACCTGGTAGAGGGCAACGGCGCGGTTAACTGGGTCCAGGCGTCGGGGTGGGACTTTGTAGCGGCGAACTCGCAGTATTTTGACACGGGGCTGGTTCCGGCGAACGATCAGAGCTGGTCTATGTTTGTGCAGTTTGCGAATGTGATCAACAATGGCGTTGCGGCAGGTAGCCGTGGGGCCGTGCCTCGATTCTTTTTCTTTGTTTATCCTGATGACGGGGTAAATAGAGTTCAATATGGCTCAGGGGGTGCGGGGGCACAAGGACCGCAATTGTTATCAGGGAATCTCGGGGTATCTGGAACGAATGGCTATCGAGACGGTGTATCAGAGATCGTACTGGGTGTTGGTGGTGCTAATCCAGATTCAATATTCATCGGGGGATTGGGGAATGTAGGAGCATTATTGCTACCTATCACCGCTGACATCGAATCTATCGCTATCTACAACGGGGGCGCGGCAGCGGTACAGGCAGAGGCGGCTAGCATAGCGGCGGCTATGGCGCAACTTTGAGGTTTAGGAGGATCAATGGCAAGTCAGCACATCAACATCGAAGGCACGGCATCCAGGCTGGCGGCAGACGTGCGCCGATTTGTGGACCAACTACGTGCTTTGCAGGCATTGGGCATCAAGGTCAAGGACATCTCGGATCAGTACGCGACGGGTGCGGATTGGGCATCACTGGCGGCTGCGTATGGCACAACTGCGGCTGATGCAGAGATCGTCTACAACCTGATCACCAATGTGCAGGACGACTTGGACGCCGCCGATGTCAACGCGCTTATTGACCGGGTGGGATAGGTGAGCTATGAGTGTACCGATCGCTAGAAACACAGCAGGGCAGGAGGTCTACTTTTTCCTGTTCAGCGGTGCGGACATCAACCTGACGCCGACCATTGCCGCTGGTGATTTCCAGATCAGCATCGACGGTGGGGCGTTTGCTAACCTTGCCACGTTGCCGACCGTGACGCCTGCGGCTGGCGGTCAGGTGCGCGTACAGCTATCCCAGGCGGAGACGAACGGCGTCTCTATTTCCATTCGAGCGATCGATCAGGCTGGCGGGGATTGGGACGATGTGTCGCTGACATTCCGCACGACCGTGCGAACCGTCGATGACCTGCTGCATTCCAGCGAGGTGTACGAGGGGACGCTGACGCACAAGGAAATCGTGCGCATTCTGTTAGCAGCACTTGCTGGCCTGTCTACCGGTGGGGGCACAGCGTCGGTGGCATTCCGCGATGTGGGGGACACAAAGGACCGGATCGCCGCAACTGTGACGGTCAATGGCAACCGAACTGTGATCGCCCTGGATGGCTCATAGTGTACTGGCCGCACAGTTCCCCGTACTGGCCGCGGGTGTTTTTCTACTGGCCTCTGCCCTACCGGTGGTGGCCGTGGACCATCTCGATCGGCAAGATCACGAT